CTGCTTTTTTGTTTACAAATGTATTAGCCATTATGCCATAAAGAAGCTTTCCGCTTCTGCCTCATCTTTTAAATCCTGTTGAAAGGATGTGTTTAATTTTTGTACTATACTATCAACGTCTCTTACAAATGATTGTTGAATCTGTTGATCGTATTTTTCTAAAGGTTGCGTTAATGATTGTACTATTCTAGCCATTAAACAAAGCCTCCATATTTGTAAAAGTTTATTAATCCACCATCAGCTAATCTCCAGCCTGACATTCCAGCTTCTCTATTAGCATCTGAAATTGATTGAGCTTGTGATCGACTAATTCCTAGTCCTCCTTGATCCCTACTTCTAGACATATGAGTACTACCTTTTCCTTCTCTTCTTTGTGGAGCAGTCGCAGCCCTTTCTTTTTCAACTTGTATTCTTTTATCTGCTGCTGCTCTTTTTGCTTCTGTTATATTTTGAAATATTTTTTTTTGAGCTTCTTTTCTCGCAATATGGCCCATTATTTGTTTTTTTCCTAAACCTGATTTAACCATCATAAAAATTGAAAATGGATCTATCATTGCAGTATGACCTGCTATTCCAGCATAAGGATCGTCTTCATAACCATGTTGTGTAAATAAATTTCTGCCTGTTGGATCAATAGAAGTTTTTTCTGTATTAAAAAAATCATAAATACCTTCTCCTAATTGTGTACCTAAACTTTCTATACCACCTTTAAGTGCACCTCCCATCATAATATGAGGTTTTTGAGCTAAAAATTCTCCTCCTAACGATTTTAAATTTCCTAAAAAATCAACTGCTCCTTCAGGAGAAAAACTAAATTCTCCTTGATAACCTTTTTTTCCATATTCTTTTGCAGCATCTACAAAGTCATAAGCAGGTCTTCCAACAACATTTCCTATAGCACTTACTACAGATGTAACTGGATTTGATGATCTATCTACCATGTCTTTTGCTGACGCAGCCGCATAATCAAATTGATTTTGTATTCCATAATTTGAGGGATTACGTTGCATATCAGCTACGGCCATATTATGTGCTGACGTTAGCCCTAATGGGTGCAACAATTGTGATATATCAGTAGCCATTACCTTCTCCCATCTGGTTGTATATCTAATCTAAAAGTTCCAAGTTTCCAGTGTTGTCCTGTACTTGTATTATCTACTTTTAAAGATATAGCTCTAGCTCTAGCACGTGTATCTATTTTAGTTGTACTTGTAGTCGTATCAAAAGGACCTAATGAAGAACTAGCTTCTGAATCTGTTGGATAATTTTTTAATAATAATGTAACTCTTGCATCTCCAGTTTGAGTTAAAAAGTCTGGAAGTACTCTTCTAATTTTCATCATGTGTTCACCATCTCCTCTTAAATCTGCTCTACCACCTTGACCTATAGATATATCAAAATCACCTGATTGAATATTTGCAGAAATTGCAGAAGACGCACCATCTTTAATAGAATTAACTCCTGTCTCGTGTTCATAGTAATATGTAACACCATCTGTATTACCAACTGTTGAATCATTTGTACCATCTGATACATATTCTGTTGCGTGTGGTTTACCAAATATATGAGAATCAGACCATGTTGATCTTGCAAGTGAACTTGTAGTCCATACAGGTCGTTCTGGTGTGGAGTCCATATAATTATAAGTTACTGATCTGTTATTAGATGCAGCACCACTACCAGGATAGAACCATGTAACTTCACCAAATAAGTTATTTAATCCTGCATAGATATGGTTTTTAGGAACTGTATTAATATCATCGTAAACATAGTCTTCAACTAAACATGCTAGAGATTCTAGTTTACCAGTGTATCTAAAAAAACCATTTTCTGACATCCAGTAAGCAGAACCATCAACCTCAACGGCTGCATTCTTTCCAATCAATCCACAGTTTGTTCCAACTTGTTGAAATGAGAAAGTAAATGGAGCGCCAACAAACCTCATAATAAATAAGGATGTATCCGTCCAAATATAAATTGCGTCTCGACCTCTTATCGCTCCCACGATCCGTGTTCCATCAGCCAGTCTTTGTGTACCAGCAGTATTGGTTGCTGAAGGCGCCCAAGAAGTTGAAGCATTAATCGATTCTTGATCTGACCAACGTATATACATATCATCTTGTGTAGATGTTGTTCCAATTGTTGTTTCAGTTCCAAAACAAATTAAGTGTCTATCAGGAGTAGATACTAAAGTTTGTATTGCTGCTGTTGGTGCATTAGCAACAATCGTTGCTCTTGTAGATGTAGCACCTGTTGCATCTGAATCCCATTCAAAAGTTGCGCCATCTGTAATTGTTGCAATAAGTTTATTTCCATAATTGTCCAAGGTCCAAAGACCAGGAGCTGTTACAATGTCACCTGTTTGTGAAGCACCCCATTTCGTATAGTCTGATGCATCATAAACAGTTGCTCCATCACTATGTGCTGCAGCAGTTGTGTTATCTGATCCTCTAGTTAATCCTGATAAAGTATCTGTTCCTGTAGTATTTGTTGTATAAGCAATACGCTCATTATCTATTAAGACTGTTCCTGATGCAGGCATACCTCCTGAATCAGCTAGAACAATACTAGTTGAAGAATTTGTTAAGGCGCCATTTAAAGTAGATGTAATTTCTCCAGCAACAGTACCACCCCATAATCCTAGTCCCCAACCAGCAGCTGATGCCTCAACTGCAGGGCCTATTGAATAAAAATGTTGAACTCTTATTCCACCAGAAGTACTAGCTCCTGATCCAGATTCAGCTGATCCCATTTCAATTGTTAGTGTTGTTGAAGT